TTAGTTCATGTTAACCCAGAACGCGTACATAACTTAGGCGTTCAGGTTAAAGATGGACTGCGTAAAAAACTTAATTTACCTAAAAAAACAAGCAAATTAAGCACTGTAAGCATTGGGGGAGAAGCACAAGAAGTGTTACAAAACCCAGACAAAATGACTATTGAAATATCAAGAGTTAATGAACCCTATGTTAACTGTAATGTTAACGGAGGCGACAGCAACGGCTACTACTTTGTATTAACTAACCCCCATTACATGTACAACTTTAAAGGTGAACCTGTATGGGAAATACAAAAAGCAGATCCAGATTTTTATCGAAACATATTTGAAATTTTTGCAGATAAAATTGATAAAGATAAAAAAATAAAACCAGTCGCATTACGTGACTTTTACACTGACACTTACTATAACGGAATATATGATGAAACAACCCAACAATTTACCAACGACTACCCGCTCACGCCCACCAATAAGCAGTCTATTGATGACTTTATGCGCTCTCATAATCGCCCTTCCTTGGATTACGTTCCTGATGCTAGGGTCGTATTTGATCCAAGCAATAACAAAGGTATTGAGTTAGACGAAGCTCCTTACTATGTAAACTTGTATAGAAAAACTGAATACATGTTAAAACAAGAAGAGCATGTATCTGAGTTAACTTACGGTGGAGCTGAAAAATTACACACAATAACACCGCACATAGCGCAGCTTCTAATGCATGTATTAGGTAATGGTAAAACTGAATTTGAACACTTTATTAATTGGTTAGCTTATATTTATCAAAACAAAAACAAAGCTATGACTGCTTGGATATTTACAGGCGTACCTGGGACTGGCAAAGGCTTATTTGTACATAAAGTACTTAAACCTTTGTTTGGTGAACAGCAAGCACCTATGCGAGCATTAGAAAATATAGAAGAACAATTTAATTTGTACATGCGCACAGCGCTTTTTTTAATTGTAGATGAATTTAGAATGGGAGATGCAGGTAGTATAGGTAAAATGGCTGACAAACTTAAACACCAAATTACTGAACCCAACCTAACTATTCGTGCAATGCGTTCTAATCAAATAGAACTACCCAGCTTTTGTAACTTTTTGTTCTTAACTAATAGAGCAGATGCAGTCAAAATAGAAGAAGGCGATAGGCGTTACAACGTAGCCCCACGCCAGGAAGTAAAGTTAGAAAATGCTAACGTAGATCTTATTAACAATATGGATAAACTTGAACAAGAGCTTTATATTTTTGCTGGAGTGTTAAACAAGTTTCAAGTAGATCAACGTATGGCTCATACAGCTTTAGAAAACGAAGCTAAAATACAAATGAAAAATATTTCTATGTCAGTACTTGAAGAGTTTGCAGCTGCTGTACGACAACGCAATCTTGAATATTTTACAGAAGTATTAGATATACCTCTTACAAATACTTTTGATGCTGGGGGTATCAGTACAGCACAAAGATATCTTAAGTATTGGATAGCAGAAGTAGGTAATGAAATAATTATACCTATGTCTCAGTTTAAATTAGTGTATGACATACTTACTGACAGTCGTAACAAATTATCTACAAGAGACTTTACAAAAGCTATGTCTAGGTTAAATATTAAAACTTCTAGAAAACGTGTAAGTGCAGATAAAAATGCCTCTATACCTAGAGGGGTTGTATTAACCTGGAAATTAGACGACAATATTCGTAATTCTTTAATTAAAGAACATTTTGAAGATAGAGATAATTTACTATTGCAAAAAACTAGCTAGGAAGGCTGTATAACAAATGACCGAGCTTGTACAAGACAAGCGCCCAGATCTCATTAATGTAATAGAGACTGAGGCCCCAAAAGAGTTGGGATTAATCCCAGCCTGGTCTTACTCCGCCTTAAAAACTTACGAAACATGCGCTTATCGTTCTTATATAAGTAAAGTTAAACGCATACAAGAAGACTTCGGCCCGGCCGCTGCACGTGGTACTGACATTCACCAACAAGCTGAAGACTATGTACGTGGAGATCTAAAAGAATTACCTGATACACTTAAAAAATTTCAAAGCCAGTTTGAACACATGCGTGAAGGTTTTATAAACGCCACAGTAGAACTAGAGGGCGAGTGGGGTTTTACAATCGATTGGGAACCCTGTGGTTGGATGGAAAAAGGTGTATGGGCAAGAGTAAAACTAGATGCTTATGTAGAAGAAACAGAAACATCAGCACGAGTAATAGATTATAAAACAGGCAGACAATACGGTAATGAAATAGCTCATTCACAACAAGCACTTACATATGCTATTGGTAGCTTTTTACGCTACCCAGATTTAGAAATAGCTAAAACAGAAATGTGGTATTTAGATCATGGAACTACTATGGAAAAAACATACACTAGAGATCAAGCTCTTATGTTTTTACCAAAACTACAAGAACGAGCAATTGCTATGACAACAGCAACTAAGTTTCCACCTAACCCTTCTAAAAATAGTTGCAGGTGGTGCTCATTTGGTAAAGGAGAAAATCCCTATTGCGAATGGGCTATAAACTAGTATAATAACTAAACTTAACATCCATCCAACTAACACCGGATGTTACAACAGAGGAAAACGAACAATGACTGACGAACAATCTATACCCCTACCCTATGAGCATCAAGCTAATACCACTAACTTTATTCTTAACCACCCCAGATGTCTTATTACATCAGATCCTGGTACAGGTAAAACACGTGCTGTTCTTGACGCCCACGTTAACCTATCAGGTAAAACGCTTGTTCTTGCCCCTCTGTCAATACTAGAAGCAGCATGGGCAGAAGATGTACGTAAATTCCAACCTGATATTAATTTCGGAGTTGCATATGCTAAAAACCGCAAAAAAATATTTGAAGACGATTCATTTGACATGGTCATCACTAACTTTGAGGCTGTCAATTTTTTACAAAAAAATCCACATTATGTTAAAAAGTTTTCTACAATCGTTATTGATGAGTTTACTGCTTTTAAGAACCAATCAGCACAACGCAGTAAAAATATTAGATCGCTTATCTCACATTTTACTAATAGGATTGCCATGTCTGGCACTCCTAATAGTAATACTATTCTAGACCTGTGGCACCCAGTGCTCCTTGTAGATGACGGAGAACATCTAGGGGAGCGCTACTGGGCCTTTCGTAATCAAGTTTGTACACCACGTTTTAATGGCTTTGCTAACGAGTGGATTGACAAACCAGGTATCGAAGAAGCAGTCGCTGCTAAACTAAGCGACATCACTATTCGCTATGCACTAGAAGATTGCATAGACCTTCCAGAAAATATTGTACGAACTGTACGTACAAAATTGTCCCCAAAAGTACAAGCTATGTATGATATCTTTGTTAAAGAATCTGTTTTATATACCAAATCTGGCACTATTAACGCAGTACATGCAGGGGCCCGAGTTAAAAAGTTATTGCAACTAGTATCAGGTGGCGTGTACGACGAAGACGGCAACGTTCAATACTTGCATCAAGAACGCTACGATATTGTTATGCAACTAGTTGCATCACGTAAACATTCTATTGTTGCTTTTAATTGGAAACACGAACGTGATGCCCTTATAGAAATAGCAGAAAAACAAAACATCACGTACGAACTTATAGATGGATCAGTACCTGCACACAAACGCAAAGATATTGTAGAACGCTTTCAAGCCGGTCACATACAAGTACTTTTTTGTCATCCACAATCAGCTGGTCATGGACTTACACTTACAAAAGCTACTACAGCTATATGGTGTTCACCTACTTACAATGCTGAACATTTCCAACAGTTTAACAAACGTATATACAGAGCAGGCCAAAAAAGCAAAACAGAAACAATTCTTATTGCTGCACAAAAAACCTGGGAAGAAGATGTATACAAAAAACTAGACAGCAAATTAGGCAAGATGGAAAACTTATTACACATACTAACGGCACTAAACAATGACAAATGATATACCTTTTGAAAAATTACAAGAACTTATGAAAGATGCAATTCTTGATATTTTAAAACGACCATCAGAAGCTATTGCTATTGCATTAGTTTTTGCAGTAACCGAACTAGTACACACCCGTGCTACTAAAGATGAAGAATTACCAAACACTATGGAAGAACTTATTTCACAAGCCGGCAAGGAGGCTTTAACTTTAACTGATGAGGTATATCTTGCAAAACCACCCTCAGAAACGGAGACCATACACTAATGAATATGGATGAAATGCTAAATGAATTAGCCACAACCCGACAATCTATTGTCGATTTACATGAACAAGAGAAAGTCCTTAAAGCAAAAAAGGATGATCTAGAAACACAGATTGTTATCAGCTTAAAAGATCAAGGAATTGATCGAGTTGGTAATGATGCGTGTACTGTTTCCATTAAACAGGAAATAGTCCCTACAGTACGTAACTGGGACGCGGTGCATGAACACGTACTTGCCACTGGGCAGTTCGAGTTAATGCAAAAACGCATGTCAGCAACAGCCTATAGGGAGCTAATACAAATGGGACATGAAGTCCCAGGCGTAGAAGCAACTGAACTGACCCGAATGAACTTCAGGTCGAAATAATAATATCAACGAAAAACGGAGAAATAACGATGACTGATATTACACTAGTAAGCGATAAAGTGCCGGCGCATGTACAAAAAGGCAGCGGGTTGGGTAATGAAAACATTACTGCAGCTCATTTACAAACTCCCAGAGTTAAGCAATTACAACAGCTTAGCAATGAGGTTGACGAGCAACACAGTGAGCACATTGAGGGGGCCAAAGTTGGCGACTTCATTAATACTGTAACGCGAGAAAACTATGGACAGTCAATCTATGTGTTAAACATACGATTCACTGAAGAGTTTGTAGCGTGGAAGAAGCGTGAAAAGGGTGGAGGACTAGCGGGTAGCTTTGCAAGCAAAGAAGATGCTATTGAATCTCTTAAAGCTCAAAATCTTAATCCAGAGGATTATGATATTACTGAGACCCATTCACACTTGTTACTTAGAAAAGATGCGGAATCAGGAAGCCTGGACGTACCTTTCCTATTTGACTGTGCGTCTTCTAAGTTGCGAGTATCCAGAGAATGGAATACTCAAATCGCAGGTCTAAGTGGAGATCGTTTTTCAGCATTATGGAAAATGTCTTCTGTTAGAACAGAAAATAGAACAGGTCAAAAGTTCTATAACATCCAAGTTGAAAAGGTTGGATGGGCAACTGACGACGATTACAACAATGCAAAAACAGTGTTTGAAAGCATTAAGTAATCACTTTACGTACATGGTGCGACATATACTGTCGCATCATGTATACTAATTAAATGCCTGATACAAAACAAAAAGGTTGGTTCTGGGATGACGTAAACAGACGCATGTATCGTTGGCATGATCTACAACTCCTCATGAGAGAGCGAGTATTAAAAGTTGAAAGAAAAGGACTTCATAAACAAAATCCACAAAAAACTTCCTAAAGAAATTTATAAGTGGAAAATCAACGACCCATATCATGGGGGTGTTCCTGACGCATTCTACTCCGGCCCTGGCGGCTTTTGTTTTGTAGAATATAAATATGTGCAATCCTTACCTGACCGTGGTACGTCGAAAGTACCCATCAATCTTTCTCAACAACAACGCCTCTGGATCCAGCGGGCGCACACACATAAATTACCCGCGTACATAGTCCTGGGATATCCAGACGGTGTTTGTATAACAGACAACCCACTAGCAGAATTTTTTTATTTAGATTGCTTTTTAAGGTGTGCCGTGACTTTTGAAGCATATATCGATAAAATAAGCAACATATGTTTAACTATTAAGGAGTAATAGATGGATATGGTAAATCAACCCCCTCACTATAATCAAGGGGGAATAGAATGCATTGATGGAATAGAAGCAAGCATGAGCAAGGAAGCGTTTGCTGGTTACTGTAAAGGCAATGTTATGAAATATTTGTGGCGTTACGAGTATAAAAACAAAGTTGAGGATTTAAAAAAAGCTCAATGGTATTTAGACAGACTCGTTAAGTCGCAGGAGGAGTAAATGAAAGAGGTAGGAATTTTTACCCAGCATTCAAAAACCCTAGGACGATGTACCAGTGTGGCCGATTGCCCATGCGTTGGCATATGTTCTTGTACTCAATGGGGCGATGATCGATGCAAAGGTTGTGGAAGGACTGCAACTGAAGTTCGAGATTGGAATACTTTTTCTAAAATGGAAAGAAAAATCATAAATCTACGAAATGCGGCAGAAAATTATGGTATTAGGCAGCTACAAAGGGGACCCCGCGTAGAAGGGCCTGAGAAAGCCGCTAGTTAATTATTGGCCTAACGATACCAATTGCATTAACCTACTGGTGATATGCGCACCTGTGGCATCCTGAGCCCACGTTTTTCTGAAAAGCCCTTAAAATTTACCCAGATAGGGGGTTTTTGTTATTTTCTGCTATTTTTTGTTCTAAAGAAGAAATTTCAGCTTTAATTGTAGCTATATCAGTTTTAATTTCAGTAACATCTGGAATTTCTACGCCATCAATTTCTTTTTCTAAAAACTGTACAGAAGTTTCTATAGATGCAAAACGTTCTTCAATAGCTTTTTGTGCTTCTTTAGTGTCACCTATACCACCAATTTTAGCTTCTAAGTTTGTTATGCGGTTTACATAGGTAGCTCCTGTGTAACCAAACCCCGCAAGAGTAGAAACAATTCCTACTAAAGCAATTACTTGTGTTGTTTTACTTTGTAACCAATCCATATAAGTCTCCTAAAATGTTGGCTGCATTTCTTTTAATTTAGTAAGGGTCTTAATATTAGTACCCGCTAATTGATAAAACGCAGCTGTGTTATCTTGAATAGTATTAGTAGTATAAATGCTTTTGGGTTCATACCAAACTTCTTTCTTTGGTAAACTAACTAACCGATAATTATTAAATCCAGGAACAAAACCCATTACGGCTATAATAGCGTTTTCAGATCCATACTCTCCTGTCTCTTCTTGTTGTGCTTGTACTTCTTCTTGCGCGTTTTGTAAGTTTTCTGCAATTATATTTTCTACTGTTGTGTCTGTATCAGAACCAGTGCTAACAGAATTAACTGATATGTTTAGACTGTCTTGATTAGATACAGTTGCTACTGTTACAACAACTTCTGTGGTAGTTGTTTCTGTTTCAACAGTGCTTGTGCTTATAGAAGTATCAGCTACAGCAGTACTACTCATATCAAGAACTTGATTAGTTTGTGCCGTAGAGGATGCAAATTGATCTGACATACTAGGAGAACTACTAGTGCTAATACCAGAGTTAGATGAGGAGCTGACGGCGTTTCCAGCTGCAGCGCTATTACCCGTAGCATGAACAGACGTGCCTGCAGTTGTACCACTAACACTAGCTTGCGCTGTAGCTAAAGTAGATGAAACAACATTTAAAGCCCTCTCTTTACTTATAGAACTTTTTCCTTCCGAAGCCATAATTACTTCTTCTTCTATTTCTTCTATAACTTCTTCTTCAACAAGTTCTTCAATAGGTTCTTCCGCCGGCTCTTCTGCATGCGCAAGTTCTTCTTCCATTGCTGTCTCTTCCTCAAACCACTCCTCCAGTTCTTCAATAAATGTTTCTTGAAACACAAATTCTTCAATCATTAAATCTTCAATAGGTATAAAAACTTCTTCTTCACGTATAAATGGAAGGGGTTCTACAAATTCATCAAGCGGTTGAAACTGTTCAAATATTATATCTTCTTCAAATACGTATTCAGGTTCTTCAAAAATGTCATATTCAGGTTCAAAGATATACTCTTCAAATACCTCTAATTCTTCAAATTCAAAATCGTCATACAAAATGTCATACTCTTCATACCCAAAATCAAACACTTCTTCGTCGTATCCGTAATCAAAGTACTCCTCTTCCTGATAATAACCAATGTCCATTTCTTGTGTATATCCAGGACAAAAAGGCCTATACTGCGAATCAAGGTCACATTGCCAATCGTCGTAGGCATCCCAGTATCCCGTACAACTTGTGTCGTTTAAAGGATTACTACAATCAATATTATTACCGTTGCCCGAACCATACAAAGAACCACCATTTTCTAGCGTTGTATTTATAGCTGTGTTGTTCCAATTGGTATTTACGCAACTAGAACTATTGGTAGTGCCAGTAGAACATTCATCATGGTAGTAATAAGTATAGGAGTTATTTTTGTTAGCCCCTACCTCACCTATAAGAACATCGTGATTAATTATATCTAGTTCACGATAACGTAGATCAAAAGAATTGTTGTTCCAAAGTATTATTTCAAAGCTATTATCTGATGCTCGATTATATTCTCTAAGGTTATACCAACCAAAAATCATTTTGTTGGAGTCCCCGTATGATTTCATACGTGAACCCGAGTCTCTAATTAAATCAGTCCAGAAGGCGTATATGGTATAAGTATGCTGTCCATTGATAGGGTCAGGAGTATAGTCATTACAATAGCTACCACTAGAACCAAAATGGAGACATCCATTAGTTGCCATTCTTGCTTGGCTAAATGTAGACCCATAAAAAGAAAAATTAAAAGAAAGGTCAATTGTAGGAGAAATTCCATCATCAGATACTGAGTAAGCTAGCTCGCCCTCAAAGTTATTTGCATTAGCATTAAGGTCGTAAAGGTCTTGATTATTTTCATAAACATATTGGGCTGATAAATTACTTGTAAGTAATAAACAACATATTATTTTAAAGCAGCGATACATTCTCTTTTCTTTTGAGTAGAAGAGTGCCAGACTTGCTTACATCTTTGTACCTTTTCTTTATACCAAACTTTGTAGTCTGGTCTGTCTTGTTTGTTTTCTTCCCAAGCAACTGTAGCTTCTTTACCTATTTTACCTTGATAGGGACACGGTGTGCCTGCCATTTCCATTGCGACAAATACTCTAGGGTCTGCACATAACAACGATATAGAAGCCACTTTCATACCCATATCGTAAAGGTATTTAGATAGTTTTAATCTTTCGCAGTTTTGATCCCTTACAGTTTTACCACCAGAAAAACCAAACACTTGACCTTGAAACGCGCCCGATCTACCTACAGTACATAAGTCCTGTGAATAAGACATTATAGATGGAGCAATAGCAGAAGCAGGGGGTGCTTCTGATTTTACGTTTTGGTTGATTGTTTGAGTTGAGTTCGACTCATTAATGTTTCTGTTCGTGTTGTCAGATTTTGAGTTGTTCTCATTAACATTCCTATTATCCGTTGTAACATTTGAATCCGACGTCGATTTATTGATATTCGTATTGTTGTTAGTGTTAGTGTTAGTGTTGTTAGAAGTGCTCGTATTGTTGACATTTTGGTTTACCGTAGAATTAACAGTTGAGTTAGAAGTCGAAGTATTAACATTGTTGTTTGTATTGGTGTTATTAGAAGTCGACGTATTTGTATTGGTGTTATTGTTGGTATTTGTTGCCGTATTAATGTTTGTGTTTTGATTAGTACTAACATTAGTATTTGTATTTACATTCGTATTTGTATTTACGTTGGTATTGCTGTTGGTGTTATTATTGGTGTTAGTATTAGTATTGGTGTTATTTGTGGTGGTATTGTTAGTAGTATCCAAACTATTTTGCTCGCAATACTGAGAGCCAGCAGTACAGTTACCTGTCTGATCCCCATAAGAATTAAAAGAGAATACCAATCCTAAAGCTAGAAGCGCACGTTTGTTCATAAATTTTTATTAACATTTCCAACGTTTTCTAGCCTGCCTTAGCCTTGAGTTTGGGTTTTTTGCAGCTTTAGGGAATTTCTTCATCTGCCCTGCAGATCTAGCGCAATAAGATTTACGTCTTTTAGCAGCTTTACTTCCCTTTTTAACTTTTCCTGTTACTGCGGTTTTAAGTTTAGATCCAGGATTTGCTCTGCGATGAGCAGCAACGCCCTTCGCAGTCATACCTGCACCCGCTTTTGTTTTACGGTAGTTGGCGCCCTTACCTTTTGTTGTTTTTCGTATTGGGTTTTCTTTTTTGCGGGGCACGTTTCTTCCTTACTGGTTGTTTTAAATTCTTCTTAAACAGCTTTGCATAGGCTTTTTTTACCTTATCCAAAAACTTTTCAATATATTCGATATACATAATTATACTCATTAATAAAAGAGCTAAGACGATAGTATAGCAAATTACAGTTATTTTCGTCTCCTAGTAGTCTTTTTTTTAGCCATTGTTCTAACTCTTGTGGGTTTACCGCCTACACCTTGAGCTTTAGCACGTTTGCGTTTAACCGCACTTCTTTTTTGTGCGGCTGTCATGCTAGCTGCTTTAGACTTAGGAACACATTTAGGATAACCTTTTTTCTTAGTAGAAGCTTTTTTTCTACCACAAGGCGCGTGTCCACCGCCTTTTTTCTTTCTTCCTATATCAACCCAGTCTTCTTTAAACCATTTTGTTAAGCCGCCTTTGGGTTTAGCACTAGCCATTACTTGTACTTCCCGCCCCTAGCTTTATAGGTTTTAGTTAACCAACCAGATGCATAAGCAGACGGCCAAACTTTGTATTTTCTTTTAGCCTCTGCTTTTACTCTCGCGTATAGTTTTTTATTTGTAGGTGTTGCCATTATGCTCTCCTTGCGTTTTTTGTTCTTTTAAAAGAACGATTTGATCTTTTTGATTCCATCTTCATATTTTTAGCCACGCTGTTTAAAGGGTTGTTGTCTTTATGTGCAACATCTTTACCATCCCCTTTTTTTGCTTTGCCTTTAGCTATCATTATACGACGTGCTTTGTTTCGACCGGCCCTGCGTTTTTTTTGTTTAGCGGTACCTTGGTATCTATCGTATTCTTGCCGATAGTTTCTGGATGTCATTACTTACCAATTTTAGCTTGAGCCTTCTTATGTGCTTGTCTCATGGTATCACCCATAAGCATGCGCCTTTTCATAAAAGCCATGTGCTTTGCACTGTGGTGTTTGCTGTGTTTGTTTAAAGAGGTTTGCTGGCGTTTAGAAATGCTTTTTTTCCTAACCTTTTGAGAAGGTCTTTTAACTTTTCTTGGCATTATTTTTTAGGTTTTTTAGGTTTATAAACAATGTTGTCTAATTTTTCTGATACTTCAGCTTCACTCATAATAGTAAATCCATCAGTAGAAAGTTCTTGGTTAGGCACATTAGGTTGCATTTTAGTTTCTTCGACCTTCATGTCTCCTACTTTACCGGGTTTTTTTGGTCCTGGTGTTCTAGACGCCATCTGTTTTCTCCTGTGCAATTAAAAAATCAACTAACTTTATTTTATCATTAATCTCAACTAATTTACCAACCAGCTGATCTAAGTACTCTGTAAAGTTAGTGTGCTCTGGTATAGAAGTAGCGTTTGAAGTAAGAACTTCTAGGTCTAAACTAACCTGGGCCCGTTGTCCTTCAAGCGATGCTTTATAAGCTGTGTAGATAGATCCTTTATCCATTTATCTCTCCTTAGAAGTGTTCTATTACTTCATCTTCCACGGCTAGTAGCTGTATGAAGATTTCTTTTTACCTTTTTTAGCTGGCTTTTTCTTTTTAGCAGGCTTCTTTTTGTACATTCCTTTCATACCCATTTGATTTATACCTCCGCATTTCATAGTTTACATTATTACCCATAGGGGTTGGCTAAGTCAATATCATCTTCTGTTGACCATGTTATTCCATCTAAATGAGACAAAAGGGCATTTAGTTCTAACTCTTTAGAACTAAAATGGTTTGTTATCCAACCAGCTACAACGCTATCTGTTACGTTGCTTATGTGCACAAAGTCAACGTCATTAGTATCTTTAGCAAGGTAATTAAAAGTTATATATTGTTTTGGTACAGTAACAGTATTGCTAGCGTCAGCGGTTTCGTGTGCGTTTATTGTATATTCAACCTCTGTTACTACTGTTTTACCATCTTCTACTACTTGTTTAGAAGTTATAACATTTGGGGTAAAAGTAGCTGTATATCTTTTTAAAACTGCCATAATTAATTTGCACTAAATTTAACAAATCGAACATCGGCTGAACCTATTTGTAAAGAATTACCATTACCCTGCCCAAACATATAACATGTAACTGTGCCACTACCTGTGTATCTAAATGCAATTGGTAAGTTAGCCGTGTCAGCACTACTTACTAATCTAGACTCACTTATGTTTGTGTTTAAATGTTCTATGTCAGGCGTTTTATAAACTACACCAGAACTGCTATCAGTCAATGCTGCTGTGTCAGTGCCCCCAGATGTTTCAGTAGTGTTGACTGTACCATCAGAAAATAACAAATGTATGGTTTTAACTTGGCCTGTTCCTCCGACTAAACGCACGTACCCTTGATAAAATCCAGCACCACTACCTACTGAAGTAATTTGTGCATACCTTTTAGAATTAGTATTAAAGTTACCAATAGTGTTACCAGAAACAAGGCCCCCATTAGTAGGAAGAACTAAATCTGTTGTATTTACTTTTATAGCAGTTACATTTCCTGCAAGAATTTTGTCTGATGTAATTGCATCAGCTGCTATTTCATTTGCGGTAATAGTAGTACCAGCAATTTGAGTAGCAGTAATAGTATCAGTGGCTATTTCAGTAGCTGTAATAGTGGCACTATCTATTTGAGTAGCTGTAATAGTATCTGCTATAATTTTTCCACCATGCAAAGTGTCAATCTTTGCATTTGTAATATCCCCGTCTTTAATTCGCGCTTTGTCTATGTAAACAACATTGGAATCAACAATAAACGGAGCTACCTTAGCATTAGTTCCGTTCCATATTGCAAACTTATCTGCCTGGAACTGCACAAAAGACTGGGACCCTGAACCGCTGCTCGCGTTTGATCCAATGACCATACCCGCGGCTGACTTACTGCCATCAGTTTCTGTTGCAACTGTAAGCACAAACATAGCATTTACATCGCCGTTAAGATTAGCTGTGGTAGTATTTAACGTGTTAACACTAGCAGTTAAAGTATTATTGTTGCTGGTAACGGTGCTACTAAGACTTGATAAAGAAGAGGCAGTAGAACTTTGTGCATTTGTAACAGTTACAATATCTGCTTGTGCACTAGCCATAGCTGCTGTAAGAGTACTACCTGTAAAACTAGTAGCTCCAAATAAATTAACTAAGGTTGAATCACGTCCGGCTACCCAATCATTGTTTGCTGCATTCCTCGTATAGATTTGACCATCATCTGTATCAAACCAAAAATCATGTATTCCTAATGCAGAACCGTCGGTTCTGGTACTTGGAGCACTGCTTTGTTTAATAACAGTAGCCGCTGCTGCGCCTGTGGCAATTAAATTATACCCAGGTAAGTCTGCTAATGTTTCGCTAAGGGCGGCCATAGTCGCCCCTATGTTTTCTACGGTTGTAGCACTAGCCATGTTTGACCAAGGCCCTGGAGTATTAGAAGTGCTTACAAACCTTACCCAATAATAATAAG